AAGACCTGTCGGCGGAGATGGCCCGCTTCCAGTCCCACAGCTATGCCGATATCGCTGATTTCGACGCTTTGTTGGATCAAGAGTTCAATGCACCCCGTGCCGAGGGCCGCAAAGGGAACCGAACCTTCACCTCGTATGACGGCAGCCTTAAGGTCAAGGTCTGCATCGCCGACCGTCTGAGCTTCGGGCCTGAGTTGCAGCAGGCAAAGCAGCACCTGGACGCCATGATCCAGGAGCGCGCCACCGGCGCCGACCCGTTCCTGGTCACCCTCGTCAACCAGGCCTTCAAGGTGGATAAGGAAGGTCAGGTGGACGCCTCCTCCATCTTCGCCCTGCGTCGCCTTCAGGTGGATGATCCCCGCTGGCCTGATGTCTGCCGCGCTATCGATGCGGCGCGGCGTCCTCAGGGCTCCAAGTCCTACCTGCGTTTCTACAAGCGCGTCGGTGTCGATGGCCGTGACCAGATGATCCCCTTGGACTTGGCCGCCGTCGAGCCAACCCCAGAGGCCTTCGCGCGCCCATCTCTCCGGCGCCAGGTCGAGGAGCTGACCGCGCAGATTTCTTCCGATGCATCGGTGAAGGCGCTGGCCGATCTCGGCGAGAAGCTCAAGGCCCTGAAAAAGGCTTTCGGTGCCCCTGGCGACTATGGCTACAACACCCCCGAAGGCGCTGCCCTCTATGCGCTTTACAGATCTCCCGGCTGGGCTGCCGCGATCAAGGCCTCGGCCGAGCTGCCGGCCTCGGCTCAGGACGAGGTGGCGGCATGAGCGCGGCCATAGTCAGCCACGGGGGCACGATGCCCGCCGAGTGGCATCTGATGCCCCCCGATTCGAACCCGCGAGTGATGGAGAAGATTGCCACGACGGAAGGTGGAAAGGTTGGAAGGCTTGATGTCTTGCTGGGCCATCAAGATGACGGCTTGGCCATCTTCATTGTGACCGAACAGCCGCATCCGGCGGGCGGAGAGCTCCCGTCGATCTACGTCATGCCCCTCCATCCGCTGCTGGCTCATATGATCGAGACCATTGCCCTGGGCATTCTGGCGTCCAGGGACGAGCCGAAAGCCGCTGGCGATGCCGACACCTGCCAGATCGCTGCCGTGGGAGGCCGGGGCTGCGAGCAGCCGGACTGCACCTGCCGCGATCAAGACCAGGAAGGCGGTGCGGCATGACCGCCGAAATCACTTATGACCGCCGCAAGAAGCTGCGCGACACCATCGCGGCGCTGAAGGCCAAAACCATCGGCAACGGCTGCACTGAAGCCGAGGCACTGACCGCCGCCGAGAAGGTGGGCGAACTGCTGTCCAAGCACGGCGTGGCCGACGAAGCCGAACTGGAGTTTGACCAGCAGGCGGTAGAGATCGGTCGTCGCACCGTGATTGACAACCTGTGGGGCCAGGTCTCGATCTTCTGCCACTGCAAGCTCTGGTATTCGGGCGATGGCCGCCGCTGGTCGGTCGTGTATTTCGGCCGCTGGAATGACGTGGCCGTGGCCGAATATCTCCATGGCCTGCTGGAGCGCCACATTAAGGACGCCACCAAGGCATTCCAAAAGACCAAGGAATATACCCGCCGCCGTTCGCCTAAGACAAAGCGCGAGGCGACCAAGGCCTTTCAAGAAGGAATGGTTTCGGCGCTGGAACAGAAGTTGTGGGCCATTCAGTGGCGTCGTGTTCCCAGGGTCGAAGGAACCAATCACCAAACCCTCGTCTTGTCTCCGCTGGGAGCCGTGGACGCCGAACTGGAGCGCCGCAAGGTCACGTTCAGCGACAAAACCTTGGCCCCGGTCAAGGGTGCAGCAAAGGGCTTCCACAACGCCAAAATCAGCGGCGCAGACGCCGCCCGCAACATCGACATTAATGCCGGCATGGGCCGTCCCCAACCGGGTGTCTCCGGCTTGCTGGCTTAGGCCGCATAGGCGAAACGCACCGGCATCGCTGGTGTGTCGATTGGGGGCTGGCCGCCCCGTCCTGATGAGCTAGGCCAGGAGAACGACGATGCGGACCATCTCCAACGCAGTCTTGGATTTGCATTGCGCGCAACAGCGGTTGCGCCGGCTGGGCGACCTTGGCCCCAAATCGCGCCAAGTGGTTGTCGCGGCCTCTCAACTCGCCCGCTCGACGGCCCGCCTGGAGGCCGGCGCCGCCACTGCCAGCATCGGTGAAATGGATCCTCTGGTGGCACTGACGATCGTCCTCGACGTGGCGATCCGCACCGGCGCCGACTGGCAACAGGTGGTGGCCACCGTCAATCGGGCCGGCATGGCGAGGAGCTGAGCGATGGTTGCTTATAGCTTCAAGAAGCGTTTCGCCGCCCCGATCCTGGACCACAGCAAAACCGGGACGATCCGCGCCCCGCGCAAACGCCATGCCCGGCCGGGCGAGGAATTGCAGCTTTACACCGGCATGCGCACCAAATCTTGCCGTCTGGTCGCCCGCGAGACCTGCATGGCGGTGCATGACGTCGCCATCGATGTCGGTCTTCTGACCATCCATTCCATCGCCGTCGATGGTGTGCCCATTGCTGATCTTGATGCATTCGCCCGAGGCGATGGTTTCACCGACCTCGCCGAGATGCATGGCTTTTGGAAAGCCGAACAGTCGCCCGGTTTGTTCGAGGGTGTTTGGATACGGTGGGCATCGCCGCCCCCTGTTGCGGGACTGCTGCGATGACGCCCTTTACCCCCTCAATGCAGCCGCTTGGTGGTGATTACCAGGATCATATGTTCGGGATCATTGCCGATCTCGTAATGCAGGTTCCAGCCATGAACGGTGGTTTCGGCGTTGCCCGCCTTAACCGCCGCCAGGAGCCATTTGAAGCGATCCGGCCAATCGGGAAGGAAGGTGTTCAGAACGAGGCCCGCTTGATCCAACGAGGGTTGCGGCCAGTCGTTGGTGATTATGTGGGCGGCGGAAAAAATGATGGTGTCCGCGACCTCATTTGCTCCCGAAACATTGATCATGCCGATCGGAGTATGCCACGGACCATCCTTCATCTGCAAAGTGCCGCCCATTACCGACTCCCCGTAAAAGTGAAACTTTCCGCCGCTGTTGGCGTCGGCGTCGCCCCATTTGGTCTTTTCCAGTGGATATCCAAGCTTGGCGAAAATATCGACCGCTTGGTTCTTGCTGACGCCCAGGTCCGCCGCGCTGGCTGGCACCGCCGTGCAGATCAGCGCCACGGCCACCGCCAAAGCCATTTTTCGCATAATTTCCCCCGAATGGTTGCAAGCCACGGATCGTGTCAGCCTTTTCCAGACGTGTCAAATAAGGGGTATTCGCGATGACCGCCGCCCGTTTGCCCCACACCAAGCTGATCGCCGCCGTCCATGCTGCCAAGAAGGCACACGGTCTCGACGACGACACCTATCGCGCCATGCTGGCTACCCATGCCGGTGGCAAAACATCGTCGAAGGATTGCTCCGCCGCCCAGCTGCGGGCCGTCCTCGACCATTTGAACGGCGCCAAGAAGACGCCAAGCGGTCGCGCCCGCGCGGATAGTCCCGTCGCCAAGAAGGCCCGCGCTCTGTGGCTGTCGCTCTATGCCTTGGGCGGCGTCTCAGACCCCTCTGAGAGGGCTCTGACGGCCTGGGTGGAGCGGCAATATCAGGTCAGCGACCTGCGCTTCGTGCCGGCGGCCGACGCCTTTGCGGTCATCGAAGGGCTGAAGCAATGGGCGGGGAGAAAGGGTGTTGACTGGACCGCGAACAAGGACCCGCGCCGCTGCATCCTGGCCGCCCAATGGTCTCGGCTGGTGGCCGCCGGCGCCGCCCCAGCGCTGGACCTATCGACCTTTGCGAAGCCAATCACCGGGCAGGCTTCGGTTGCCTTTGCCAATGGTGCCGAGCTGGACAAGGTGATTGCCGCCCTGGGCGGGTTGGTGCGAGGCTTGAATGGCTGAACCAAGCTTGCGTCAACGCTACGGCTATCTGCCGGCGGTGCTAGTGACGGTACTTGAGGTGGCCGGCGAAGACGCCATGTTGCGTCTGGTCTCGGCCTGCGGCGGCATCCGCCTGGTGGTCTCCCGCAACTTCGACGAGGATGGCAAGCTCGCCCAGGCGGTGGGCGTCGAGGCCGGGCGACGCATCCATGCCCGGCTGGCGGCGGACCACATCCTGCGGATCGACGTGCCTCGCATGACCCGCACCCTTGAACTCCAGCGGCGCGCGCGGGTGTTGTCATTGCGGGCGGATGGCGTCAAGATCGCCGAGATCGCGCTGGCCGTCGGCACCACCGAACGCGCCGTCTATTACATCCTGGCCGATGCCAGGGACATTGTTGACGACCGCCAGATGGCGCTGCCGATCTGACGCTGACGCTGACGCTGAAGCGCTTCAGCCAAAACTCCCATTGATGGCGGCCTAACCTCACTCCGGTTCCATACCGCGACGAGGTTGTCCCGTGTCCTTCACCACTCCCACCTCCGCCGACATTGATGCCGCCGCCCGCACCATCTGGGGCGAGGCGCGCGGCGAGCCCCTGTTGGGCCGCCAGGCCGTCGCCGCCGTGATCCGCAATCGGGCCATCGCCGCCACCGCCTATAAGGCCAAGCATGGCGGCCCTCACCCGACCTTTGGCGACGGCACCCTGGCCAGCGTCTGCAAGGCGCATTTCCACGCCACCTATCAGTTCACCTGTTGGTCGCCCGACGATCCCAACCATGCCGAAATGCTGACGGTTGACGCCAGCAATCTGGCCTTTGTCGGCTGCCTGCCGGTGTCCGAGGCGCTGGCCGCCGGCACCCTGGATGACCCGACAAAGGGCGCCACCAACTACCTCAACGTCCCCCTGACGCTCCAGCGCTACGGCCATCTGCCGAGTTGGGTGGCGGCGCTCACCAAGACCGCCGTCATCGGTTCCCACACCTTCTACAAGTAGGGATGTCCAAGATCATGCAGGGCTATCGCACCATCCTGTTCAACCTCGCCATGGCCGTCATCGGCATGGCGGGTCTCAAGATTTCGCCCGACCACGTCAATCTGTGGCTGGACGTCTTTATCCCGGCCTGGGCATTGGGCGGAATTCTGCTGCGCCAGATCACGACGACGCCGATCGGACAGAAAGTCCTGCATGATCTGGGCATCTCCGACGCCGAGGCGCTCGACCTGAGCAACCTGACCGCCAGTCTTGATTCCGGCAGCACCGCCACGCTCAATTCGGCGGTCTCCGACATCAATGCCGCCGTGAGCAAGCTGACCGGTCATCCGCTGTTGCAGCCGGCGACGGTCGATGCCCTGACCAGTCTGTCCGGCATCCTTCCCGGTCTTGTCGCTTCGGCCGGGGCGGACCCGGTTCCGGCGCCACAGGGGCAGGCGAGTTTCACCCCGGCCCCGCTGCCGACTCCCGCTCCTGCGCCGGCGACTCAGCCCGCTCCCCAGCCCGATCCGGTTCTCCAGCCCGCTCCGGCTCCCGTCGCCGCCGTCCCCCAGCAAGCATGAGGTCATGATGCGTAAATGGTTATCCCGCCAGTGGACCTGGCTGTTCGCCCCTTGCGTTGCCCTGGCGCTGGCGCTGGCGGCCTGCTCCACCACCGACACCGGCCCCTCGGCGCCCTGGTCGCCGTCGCAGAACGCCTATGTGGCGCTGGCGACCTACCAGGCCGTCCAGGGGGCGGCGCTTGACGCGGCCCAAACCCCCGGCTTGTCAGCCAAGGACGTAGCGGAAATCCAGGCCGGCGAGGCCACCGCCACCGCCGCCTTGACCGCCGCTCTGGGGCAGGACGGCGACATGCAGGCCCAGGTGATCGACGCCTTGGTCGCTGCCGCGCCGGAGGCGGTGCGCGGTGTTTCCGCCGCGATTTCGGCCGCGCATGGGGGCGATGGCCCCGACACCGTGGCGCTGGCGGTCGCCAGCACCATCGGGGCGCTGGGGCAGGCTCCCGAAGTGGCCTTGGCCATCGAGCGGGTCCGTGCCGGCTGGCAGCCGGCGCCCGCCGACCTGGCCGAGGCCATCCAGTCGGTCCGGCATCTGCATCAGCAGATTGACGGCCAGATGCCGAGGGCTTGATGCCCGATATCGCTGACCGGGCGCAAGAGAGCGAAACGGCGGAGCGGGAGGCGGCGATTGCCGCTTTCCGTGACCGGCCCAAGCCCGCCGGCGAGAGCGCCTATTTCTGCGCGAGCTGCGGGGACCGCATCCCCGATGACCGCCGCAACGCCGTAACGACCGATTTATGCGCATTTTGCGCGACCCAAATCGACAAGGGGGGACGATGACCGTTCAAATCGAGGCCTGGCAGTTGCTCTCGGCGTTGGCTGGCCTGCTGCTGGCCTTCCTGGGCTTCGCCGTGGGCGCCGGGAGAATGCTGCTGAATCAGATCGACAAGCGTCTTGACCAGCGGTTTTCCGCCGTCGAGGAAGCGTCGGGGGAATGGCGCAAGCTGGAAAAGGACTTCCTGACCTGGCGAGCCGATCTGCCGCTGCAATACGTGCGGCGAGAGGACTATGTCCGCAGTCAAACGGTCATTGAAGCCAAGCTGGACGCCTTGTCGCTGAAAATCGAAAACCTGCAATTCCGCGAGGTCAAATCGTGATGGAAGTCGATCAGGCCAAAGTCCGGCGGGAAAGCCTGCGCTGGCTCTTGCTGTTGGCGCTGTACAACGCGCAGCCTGCCGATCTGGTGGAGGCTGTGCTGCTGGCCACCGCCCAGGCCATGTTCCCGGACGCCACTCCCATCGAAATCCGCCGCGCCCTGGACTATCTGTCCGACCGGAAGCTGGTGGATATCCGCAAGGAGCCCAGCGGCCCATGGTGGGGCAATCTGACCCGCTATGGCACCGACATCGTCGAGTACACCATCGACTGCGAGCCCGGCATCGCCCGGCCCAAGAAGTATTGGTGACGCATGGCCCGGCGAAGCAGCATCGACGGCCTGCCCGAAGAGGTCCGGCGCTGGCTGGGCCGCGCCCTCAGCGACAGCAGCTTCGGTGGATATCAGCAGTTGGAGGACCTGCTGCGCGAGCGTGGATTTTCCATTTCGAAGTCGGCGATCCACCGTTACGGCCAGAAACTGGAACGGCGGCTGGCGGCGATCAAGGCCAGCACCGAAGCGGCCAAGCTGATGGCCGACGCCTCGCCCGATGATCGCGATGCCCGCTCCGAGGGTCTGACGGCACTGATCCAAACCGAGCTATTCGAGACGATCATCAATCTGCAAGAGGCGACCGAGGAAGGTCTCGATCCAGCCGAACGGGTCAAGATGCTGTCGAACGCGGCCAAGAACATCGCCACCCTGACCCGCTCCTCCATCGGCTTGAAGCGCTATCAGGCCGAAGCCGAGGCGCGCGCCCGCGCCGCCTTGCTTGAGGAACAGCGCGCCAAGCTGGACGCCATGGGCAACAAGGGCGGCGTGACGGAAGGCGCCAAGATGGCAATCCGCGAAATCCTGGGCATCGTCTGATGGGCAACGCCAAGATCATCCCGGACAATCCCGGCGCAATCTTCCTGCCATGCCAAAATCGGTGGATCAAGGATGAGAGCCGCCTCAAGCTCATGGAGAAAAGCCGCCAAATCGGCCTGTCCTGGACAACCGCCTATGCCGCTGACGAGCGCACGGCGGCAGAGGGCGCGCGCCATGACCAATGGGTCAGCAGTCGCGACGATCTGCAAGCCCGCCTGTTCATTGAAGATTGCAAAATGTGGGCGAAGGTCATGGGGCTCGCCGCCAATGATCTGGGCGAGGTGGTCCTCGATCCGAAAGAGCGAACCTCGGCTTATGTGGTCCAGTTCGCCAACGGGAAGCGCATTCACAGCATGTCGAGCAACCCGGATGCCCAGGCGGGCAAGCGCGGTGGCCGTATCCTGGATGAATTCGCGTTGCATCCCGACCCGCGCAAACTGTGGTCCATCGCCTATCCCGGCATCACCTGGGGCGGCAGCATGGAGGTGATCTCGACGCATCGCGGGAGCCATAACTTCTTCAACCAGTTGGTCCGCGAGGTTCGGGAAAACGGCAATCCCAAAAAGATTTCGCTCCATCGGGTGACGCTGCAAGACGCTCTCGACCAAGGTTTTCTGTACAAGTTGCAACAGATGTTGCCTGCCGATGACGAGCGGCAAGCGATGGACGAGTCCGCCTATTTTGACGACGTGCGGGCTGGCTGCGCGGATGAGGAGAGCTTCCTCCAGGAATATATGTGCGAAGCCGCCGACGACGACGCGGCATTCCTGGACTATGACATGATCGCCTCGGTCGAATATCAGACCGGCGCGAACTGGCAGCAATGCGAAGGCGGGCGTCTGTTCGCCGGGGTCGATATCGGCCGCAAGAAAGACCTGACGGTGCTGTGGGTGGTCGAGCTGCTGGGCGACGTGCTCTATACCCGCCATGTCGAGTGCATGCAGAACATGCGCAAGTCCGAGCAAGAGAAGATCCTGTGGCCGTGGCTGGCGCGCTGTTACCGGTCTTGCATCGACGCCACCGGGCTGGGCATCGGCTGGGCCGACGACGCCCAGGACAAGTTCGGCGAACATCGGATCGAAGCGGTCACGTTCACCCCGCGCGTCAAGGAGGCCCTGGCCTATCCCATCCGGTCGCGGATGGAAGACCGGCGGCTGCGCATCCCCTACAACAAGCATATCCGCGCCGATCTGCGCCAAGTCACCAAACAGGTGACGGCCGCCGGCAACGTCCGCTTCACGGCGGAACGGTCTCCCGATGGCCATGCCGACCGCTTCTGGGCATTGGGGCTGGCGGCCCATGCGGCGGACACCTCGGTCATCGGCCCCATCAACGTACAAACCTTTGGTCGCGCGCGGGCCGGCGCCGGCCTGGCCGATTTCAGCGGCATCTCCGGCCGCCGCGACGTGACGGGATTCCAGTGACATGACCGACGACAGCAAACGCCTGCCCACCGAGATGCGTAACGAGATCGCCACCGTTGCCCGCGACCCGTGGAATCCGGCGGCGCGGCTGAAATGGCTGCTCAATCTCGACGACACGCTGATCACGCGCGGCGGAGCCAAGGGCCTGCGCATCTACGACGAGTTGGAGCGGGACGGCCGCACCTTCTCGGCCCTGCGCAAGCGCAAGATGGCGTTGCTGGCTTATCCCTGGCAGATCGACGCCGCCTCGGACGCTCCCGCCGACCAGGCGGCGGCCGAGCTGGTCAAGACCCATCTGGAAGGCATGAATTTCCGCGAGACCTGCCTGGCGCTGCAGGATGCGATCCTCAAGGGCTTCGCGGTCGGCGAGATTCTGTGGGCCTACGACGAGACGGGCTTCATCGCGCCGCAGAAGGTGATCGCCCGCGAGCAACGCCGCTTCGTCTTCGACCAGCAGCGCAAACTGAGGATGCGCGACTGGTCGAACATGTGGGATGGCGTCGAACTGCCCGACCGCAAGTTCATCGTTCATTCGGTCGGCTCGAAGGATGGCTCGCCCTACGGTCTGGGACTTGGCACGGTGCTGTTCTGGTATGTCTTCTTCAAGCGCCAGGATATCACCTTCTGGCTGACCTTCCTCGACAAGTTCGGCA